TAAACTAGAAATGATTGGCTATGCCCGAGCAGCAGCTCACTTGGCTAATCATGGTTTTCATGAAGAAGCTAAGAAGTGTATGATGGAGTATGCTCGTCTCAGAAGTAAAGTAATCTAAGGTACTGAGGGGCTGTAATGGCCCCTCTGATCACACACAACACACAAATAGGAGATGTAAATGATTTTTACATACAAACAATTTATAGACCATAATAAAACTTTCTATGAAGAAATGGTCGATTTAAAAGTAGCCGGATGGGATACTTTTAGCAAAGCGGCAAATGCTTATACCTTTAACTTTTATAAAGATCAACTTAAAGCTATGGACGAAGCTGTTCATAAGCTTGCAAATGATATGAAGGATTATGCCAATGACTAATAAGAACCCTTTTGAAATAAGAGCAGATATGCTCAAACTAGCAAAAGATTATATGGATCAGCAGTATAGTATGAACGTACAGCTGATGAATGATATGTATGAACAAGGCAAGAAAAACTACGAAGAAGTGCAAGAAGCATATAAAATGTATGCTATGGATGATTTAATTAAAAAAGCAAAAGAAATGTATTCCTTTGTCTCAGAGAAAAAATAATGAGAACTTTTATAGTGTTGAAGTAACCTAAGACCTGCTTATCAATATTAAAAAAAGGAGGCAATCAGTTGCCTCCTTTTTTATTTTATACTATAATAGTGTTTAATAGGAGATCTTATGAATTTTTATACAAGCGTAAATCGTTATGGTAATAGCATTCTCTACCGTGGAGTAGAGAATGGTGAACGAGTAGCTAAGAAAGTGCCTTTCATGCCTACTCTGTTTGTAAATTCATCTCACGAGACTGGCTGGTTTAATCTTCAGAATCAACCTGTTTTACCTAAGACGTTTGATACTATGAGAGATGCGCGTGACTTCATTAAGCAATATGACGGTGTAGATAATTTTACCGTTTATGGTACTACTAACTATGTAACTCAGTTTATTAACGATAGATACCCAGAAGCTCCTACTTTTGATAGAGATAAGATAAATGTTACTACCATTGATATTGAGGTAGCGTCTGATGAGGGGTTCCCCTTTGTAGAACAAGCTGCTCATCCTGTTATTTCTATTACGATGAAAAATAATATAGATAATGTATATCGAGTATGGGGACTATACGACTATGAGCCAGACGATTGCGAAGTTGAAGGCGTCGACGCTATCCAATATATCAAATGCAAAGATGAAATCGATCTATTACTCAGTTGGCTGGGTTATTGGAACTCTCCTCAATATTGTCCCGACATTGTTACTGGTTGGAATACCCGTCTATTTGATTTTCCTTACCTTATAAACCGAGTAAAAAATATTATAGGCGGTGATGTCTATAAGAAATTCTCTCCGTGGGGTATAGTAGATCAACGTAATATTATGATGGCTCGAGGAGAGGTTATAGCCTTTGAGATGGCTGGTATTCAACAGCTAGATTACTATGACTTGTTTACTAAGTTTGGTTATACTTATGGTATGCAGGAATCATATAAGCTAGATCATATAGCACATGTTGTATTGGGAGAACGTAAGCTCTCCTACGATGAAGCTGGTTCTCTGCACGGTTTATACAAAACTAATTATCAGAAGTTTATTGACTATAATATAAAAGATGTACTTCTCGTTGACAAGTTCGAAGAGAAGATGGGCCTTATTTCTCTGGCTATTACTATGGCTTATAGAGGTGGAGTTAATTATTCAGAGACTTTCGGTACTGTGCAGATCTGGGACTCTATTCTATATCGTTTGCTATTTAAGCAGCAGATAGCCTGTCCTCCTAAGATTAGTAAAGAGAAGGTTCCTTATCCTGGAGCGTATGTAAAAGATCCTCAGACTGGAATGCACGACTGGGTAGTGTCTTTCGACCTTAACTCTCTCTATCCTATGATTATTGTTCAGTATAATATGAGTCCTGAGACTGTTCTTCCTGGTAAAGAGCATCTAGGATTAGATCCTGTAGAGAAGCTCTTAAGTGATGCTGAGATTAATATACCTGAAGGTGCTACTATGGCAGCTTCAGGTGTTAAGTTTAGTAAAGATCAAGTCGGTATCATTCCTGCTATCATTAAGCAGTATTATGATGAGCGTAGAGTTATTAAGAAAGCTATGCTCGAAGCTCAACAAGAGTATCAGACTGCCCCTACTAAACGTCTAGAGAATAAGATGACCATCTTAGAGAATCAGCAGATGTCTATTAAGATTCTTATGAACTCTCTATATGGTGCTCTAGGTAATAAACATTTCCGTTACTTTAATAATCACGTTGCAGAAGCTATTACTACTTCTGGTCAATTATCTATTCGTTGGGCTGAGAATGCTATCAATAAAGAGATGAATACTGCTCTAGGTACTGATAATAAAGACTATGTGATTGCTATTGATACTGATTCGCTATACGTAAATATGAATGAACTTGTTAAGAAGTTTAATCCTAAAGATCCAGTTAAGTTCTTAGATAAGATATGCCGTGAGCATTTCGAAGGTATACTAGAGAAGTCTTATGCTACTCTAGCTAAGAAAATGAACGTTATGGAAAATCGTATGGAGATGTCTCGTGAGGTTATTGCTAACCGAGGTGTGTGGATCGCTAAGAAGCGGTATATCCTAAACGTTCATAATAACGAAGGGGTGCAGTATGCTGAACCTAAGATGAAGATGATGGGTGTAGATGCTGTGCGCTCTTCTACTCCTCAGATATGTCGTGATAAGTTTAAAAAGATATTCAAGGTGATTATTAATGAAGGTGAAGTTGCTACTCAGCGTTTTATTGCTGATTTCCGAAAGGAATGGAAACAGCTACCTCCGGAGTCTATATCATTTCCTCGAGGGTGTAATATATCTAAGAAGAAGGATGGAGTTCAGTTTACCTGGGCAGACCCTAAAACGATCTATAAAAAGGCTTGTCCAATACATGTAAGAGGTGCTTTATTATATAATCACTATATAAAGCAAGCTGGGTTAGATCAGAAGTATGAATTAATACAGAACGGAGAGAAGATTAAGTTCGTCTATCTTAAGACACCTAATCCTATGAAAGAAAACATAGTTGCTTATGCCAATGACCTTCCTAAAGAGCTTGACTTACATCGATTTATAGACTATAATAAGCAGTATGAGAAAGCTTTTGTTGAACCTATTAGGCATCTGCTAGATGCTCTTGAATGGGATGTTGAACCAGTTGCTACGTTAGAGGATTTCTTTGCGTGATGTATAGTATGACAGTGTTTAAATCTCCTAGATGGTGGGATGAAAAGAATAGATATGTATACGATAATAAGACTCATCGTCGTATGGATTTCGAGTCTTGGGATAAGTTTGTTAATTTTTTACGTAAGCTAAGTGAAAGGGAATTAAATGGTAAGCAAGATGCTGAACTTATTACGCCAGCTATATTTAAACCTAATTCTACTAGAAAGAACGACAATGTCATTTCTTGGGCTGGCTGGGCTGCTGTTGATGTTGATGATCTTGAAATTAATGGAGACTTAGAAGATGAGCTACGTAAGCGTTTTGGTCATTGGACCTACGTTTGTTACAGTACTGCTAGCAGTACATCTGATCTACCAAAGTTCCGGTTGGTTTTTCAACTTAAAGACTCAGTTACACACGATCGAATCAAACACTTCTGGTACGCACTTAACGCAGAGCTCGAAGACATCGGAGATAGGCAGACTAAAGACTTTGCTCGCATGTATTATGTGCCTGCAGTTTATTCTGGCGCTAACAATTTCTTTTTCACTAACAGCGCTGATCCTGTGGATATTGATTATGTTCTAGCGCGCTGGCCGTATGATGATAAGCGAGACGCTAAGTCTTTTCTCGATAGACTTCCTAGTGCTTGGAGAGAGCAAGTAGTAGAGTATCGAAAGGGTAAACTGGATAATACCAGCTATGTATGGACTTCATATCTTGATTGTCCTTTCTGGCCTAAGAATCTAGCTACAGAATATATAACAATTAGTAGTACAGGGTGGTATCGTCAGATGTATCGTATTATGATTGCAATATCTGGTAAGTCTATAGAGAAAGGATATCCTATAACTGCTACTCAAATAGTAGAATTGTGTCGTGAGTTTGATATAGCTACTGGTAATTGGTATGAGAATAGACCTATGGAAGTAGAAGCTAATAATGCATTAGAGTATGCATATAAACATGGAGTTATTCAGTGAGAATTATAGCAGGACCCTGTCAACATGAAACACTTGCACAGAGTGCAGAAATTGCTCAAGAGTGTAAGCGTGTATGCGACAAGTATGACTTTGAATATTACTTCAAAGCCAGCTACGATAAAGCCAATCGCACATCTATGAGTGGCGAGCGCGGTGTAGGAATAGACGCCGCACTTGCCGATCTATTAGCGTTGAAAGAAACGCTTGGCGTGAAGATCTTAACAGATGTTCATACAGAAGGACAAATCAGTAGGTGCCGATCGTTTGTCGATGTCATTCAGATTCCCGCATTCTTGTGTCGACAAACAGATTTAATTCGTGCAGCTTGTGCTACAGATTGTATTGTTAATATCAAAAAAGGCCAATTCCTTGCCCCTTGGGATGTTAGTGGTATACTAAGCAAAACTGAAGGTGCGAAAGAAGTTTGGATCACAGAGAGAGGCACTAGCTTTGGCTATAATACTTTGGTCGTTGATTATACTGGGATTCAGTATATGCTTAACAATTATAATGTACCTATCGTTTTTGATGCTACCCACGCTGTCCAAAAGCCAGGAGGCAATGGGCAATCGAGCGGCGGTAATCGTGATTACGTTCCAGGTCTTGCTCGCGCTGCCGCTGCTATGGGCGTTAGCAACTTCTTCTTAGAAGTACACGCTGACCCAGACAATGCGCCAAGTGACGGTCCTAATATGTTAAGGTTAGAAGATTTTGAAAGGACAGTGTATGACATCAACCGCTATTCTTATTCCAGCTAGATACAACAGTTCTCGCTTTCCAGGAAAACCTTTGGCTAAGTTAGATGGTATCCCTATGGTTAAACGGGTGTATGATAAGTGCGTAGCGACTGGTTATGACACATATGTCCTTACAGATGATATGTCTATTGCAAAACTATTTAATGATAATACCTGTAGAGTAGATACTACTGATTATCAAAATGGAACTGAAAGATGTGCAGGCGCAGTAAATCTAATTCGTAAGTATGATCAATATATCAATGTTCAAGGTGACATGCCAGATGTGACGCAAGAGATGATTGAAAAGACTATCTGGCATTTAAAAAATTATTCTGTTACTACTATGTGTGCTATGATGCCAGAAGAACAGCAGAATGATCCTAATACTGTTAAGTTGGTGAGAGCAGCAGATAAATGCTTATGGTTTGGTAGAGGCATAACAGGATATGGAGATTGGCATTTAGGTATCTACGGATACAAGCGAAATGCCCTAGAAATGTATCCAGATTTGACAGGCACCCGCGAAGAACGAATAGAAGGATTAGAACAATTACGTTGGCTAAAAAATGGCTGGGATATAGGTGTATTTCCTTGTGAATTTAATGGGATCGAAATAAATGTTTACGAAGATATGGAGAAATGGAATGAAACTACACGATCTTGAACAGCCAATTATGGACTGCTGGCATGTATGCGATGACCTACAGGCTGTGTTTAGACAGATAGGTGATGGTGAACGTGAGCCTACACATGATGAACTGATGAACGCCCTGATGGGTATGCAACAGGTATATCAGTGGAAATTTGAGCAACTGTTTTTTATGTATGAGCAGGTAATAAAATCACAGCATGCAGAAAATTCCTCAAAATAATTAAAACAATAACAGTTGCACTTAGTTCTAAAGTATCCTATAATAAGTTAAACGCTCCTGTAGCTCAATTGGTAAGAGCGCCCCGCTCATAACGGGTCGGTTGCAGGTTCAAGTCCTGCCGGGAGCACCAAATCTTAAAAGAACTGAAAAACACAATGATGGAGAAAACTTAATGTTTGCTGGAAAAATTTGGGGCAATACCGAGCTTGTAGAAGCTAATGGTGCGTTAGAATTTCATCGTATTGAAATGAATAAAGGTGGAGTGTGTTCTAAGCATCTTCATGAGTTCAAGTGGAATGGCTTTTATGTCGAATCTGGTCGTATGCTTATTCGTGTATGGCAGAAAGATTACGATCTAGTTGACGAGACTATTCTTGAAACAGGAATGTATACTAAAGTCAAGCCAGGGGTGTATCATCAATTCGAATGTCTTGAAGATGGTGTAGCATTTGAGTTGTACTGGGCAGAATTTTCGCATAATGATATTAAACGAGAAACTGTAGGACATGCGTAGTTTTATATTTGATGTAGATGGGACTCTAACTCCCTCTCGTGGTAGAATTAATAAGCACTTTGCTATCTGGTTTAAAAACTTTGCAACACATAACAATTGTTATATCGTAACAGGGTCTGATAAGTCTAAGACTGTTGAACAGTTAGGATCTACCATATATAATTTAATGGCTAGATCTTATCAATGTTCAGGTAATGACGTATATGAAGGCTCACGCAATGTTTACACCGCTGATGTTAACTGGGATCCTCATACCTTAGGATTTTTTCAACGAGAGTTAAATAGAAGTGCATATCCATTTCGCACTGGAGTCCATGCTGAGCATAGACCTGGATTAATTAACTTTTCTATTATTGGTCGTCGAGCAAGTGTGATGCAGCGTAAGGATTATGTTAAGTGGGATAATCAAGAAAAAGAACGACAGGGAATTGTAAATCGGTTTAACAAGCAGTTTCCACAATATCAAGCAAGTGTGGCAGGTGAGCTAGGAATTGATATTGTAATTCGAGGTGCGGATAAGAGTCAAATTTTACCAGACTTTTATGATAAAGGAGATATACATTTCTTCGGTGATAGTTGTGAGCCTGGAGGAAACGATTATGAAATAGCATTAGCTGTAGAAAGTATATCCGGCTATGTGCATTATGTGAAGGATTGGAAAGATACGTGGGAACGACTAAAAAATCTATAGTGGGTATTACTGCTTCTACATTTGATTTATTGCATGCAGGTCATATTGCTATGCTTAGAGAGGCTAAGGAAGTATGTGATTACCTAATTTGTGCCTTACAGGTAGACCCCTCTATAGAGAGAGAAGATAAGAATCAACCTGTACAATCTTTAGTAGAGCGTTGGACACAGCTTCAAGCAGTAAAATATGTAAATGAGATTATACCATATCAAACTGAAAAAGATCTAGAAGACATCTTGCAATTATATAACTTTAATGTTAGAATTATAGGTGAAGAATATAAATCTAAAACCTTTACTGGTAGATCTATCTGCGCAGCCAGAGGAATAGATATATATTTCAATAAAAGAGAACATAGGTTCTCATCAAGTGATCTACGACAAAGAGTAAAAAAAATATGAAAATATTAATTGTAGGTCACGGATTTGTTGGTAAGGCTGTTGATTACGGTTTTACCCACCCTAATGTGGATAAAACCATTGTTGACCCTAAGTATAATATTCACCTTGACGATATCGACAGTTCTTTATACGACTGCACTTTTGTTTGCGTTCCAACCCCGATGGCAAATGATGGTTCTGTTGATTGTAGTATTATTAACAATGTCATTAACAATTTAAGTACTAACTCTCTCATTATAGTTAAATCAACAGTAACACCAGATATAGTAAAGCGGTGGCCTCATAAAGGTATTGTTTATAACCCTGAATTCTTAACAGAGAAGTCAGCTAACGAGCAATTTGTGAGTCCTGCGTTTCATATCTTCGGTGGAGAAGATTGGGCTACATCAAAAGCTGCTCTGCTTTATGAGAAGTATAGCCTATGTGATCCCTGCCCTGTGCTAAAAATGACTGCTGAAGAAGCTAGCTTTGTTAAATACACTATTAATAGCTTTCTTGCTACTAAGGTAACGTTCTTTAATCAACTATATGACGCTGTTGGAGATACAGATGCTAACTTTGCAACTATTATAAAAGCAGTGGGTATGGATTCTCGTATTGGTCCTAGTCATACCAAAGTACCTGGCTTTGATGGTAAGCAAGGATATGGAGGAGCTTGTTTTCCTAAAGACACTTTAGCTTTTACTCATTATAATAATAAGTTGACCTTGTTAGAAAAATGTATTATAATAAACAATAATTATAGATTACAATATGAAATGGATGAAAGAGAGAAAGAACAACATGTCAATTATGGACAAACTAAAGAAGAACTCAAAGATTAAATCATCAGATATTTTATCTGAATCTAAGTTCTTTACTGAAAAGGATATGACACCCACTAGTGTCCCTATGGTAAATGTAGCACTATCAGGATCAGTAGACGGGGGAGTTACTCCTGGTCTTACTGTACTAGCTGGACCATCTAAACACTTTAAGACCTCCTTTGCATTGCTTATGGCTGGGGCTTATCTCGATCGACATCCTGATGCTATTATGCTCTTCTATGATTCAGAGTTTGGATCACCTCAATCGTATTTCGAGCAATTTGGTATTGATACTTCACGTATTTTACATACCCCTATTGCTAATGTAGAAGAGCTAAAATTTGATATTATTGCTCAACTAGAAGCGATTGATCGAGAAGATAAAGTAATTATTGTTATTGATTCTATCGGTAATCTAGCATCTAAGAAAGAACTAGATGATGCTATTAATGAGAAATCAGTAGCAGATATGTCACGTGCTAAGGCTCTTAAAGGTCTATTCCGTATGTGTACTCCTTACCTAGCTATGAAAAATATTCCAATGCTTGCTGTAAACCATACCTACAAAGAAATTGGGTTATTTCCAAAAGATATTGTTGGAGGCGGAACAGGCATTTACTATTCAGCTGATAATATCTGGATCTTGGGTCGTCAGCAGGATAAGAAAGGTACAGAGATCCAAGGGTATCATTTTGTAATTAATGTGGAGAAATCTCGTTATGTTAAAGAAAAGTCTAAAATTCCTATCACAGTCTCTTGGGATGGTGGTGTCCGTAAGTATTCTGGGCTGCTCGATTGCGCTCTTGCTGGTGGTTATGTTACTAAACCTTCTAACGGTTGGTATGCTGTGGTTGATCAAGAGACTGGAGAAGTTGGATCAAAAGTACGGTACGATATCACTAATGATAAATCCTTCTGGGATCCAATCTTTGCTAATACGGACTTTAAAGAGTTTTTAAAGAAGCAGTATCAGATTGGTCATCAGTCCTTAGTAAGTATGGATGATATTGTGGAGAGTGTTGATGGTTAAGATACCAAATATGTTTGAAGAAAATGTTCAGTATGAGCTAACACCGGGAGATGGAGATCATTGGCATATTCGTATTAAAGAAGGAGATTTTATTGAGTCAGTAATTAGTTTTGGTAGTATTAAAATAGAAGACAATTCAGATGTAATGAAGTTTGATATTACTCTGCATTATTCTCCTGATGAAGATCTTACAGTAGATAATACAGATTTACAAAGATATGCAGGTAAAATATTAGAGAGTATTATTGTAAACAATTTAAATAGAATGGAAGCGAATGACGACTAACTTAGAGCAGCTTGTATTACGACATCTACTTATTGATGAACCGTATATGCGTAAAGTGCTTCCATTTATTAAGCCAGAATATTTTCAAGGCGTGACTAGACAGCTATTTGTTGAGATTGGTAAGTTTGTTGCTAAGTATAATAAGCTTCCTACTCTGGCTGCGTTTAAGATTGAGATAGACCAGAGCGACAAGTATAATGATGATCAGTATACTGCAGCAATGGAAATGTTACCCAATATATTTGACACTCAATCAGATAAAGCAGATAAGAGTTGGTTAGAAGATACCACAGAAAAGTGGTGTCAAGATAGAGCTATTCATAATGCTATTATGGAGTCTATTTCTATTATAGATGGTAAGCACCAATCACTTACTAAGAATGCATTACCTGAATTGTTGCAAAAGGCTCTAGCTGTTACATTTGATTCATCTGTAGGTCACGATTATATTGAGAATGTAGAGGAGCGTTATAACTTCTATCATGAGCAAGAAGAGCGTATTCCCTTTGACTTGGACTACTTTAATAAGATTACTAAAGGTGGTATTCCTAATAAGACTCTTAATATTGCACTAGCCGGAACTGGGGTAGGCAAGTCACTTTTCATGTGTCATATGGCAGGAAATATTCTCAGTCAAGGAAGAAATGTCCTATATATTACTATGGAGATGGCTGAAGAACGTATCGCTGAACGTATCGATGCTAATCTATTAAACATACCTATTGATCAATTAGAGAATATATCTAAACCTATATTTAAAAGTAAGGTTGATGATATTGCTGCTAAGACTAATGGTAAGCTTATTATTAAAGAATATCCAACTGGCGCGGCTAACTCTAGTCATTTTAGAGCGCTACTCAATGAACTTAAACTTAAACGTAACTTTGTACCAGAGATTATCTTTATTGATTATCTTAATATCTGTGCATCAGCTCGTATGAAGACAATGGGAGGCTCAATCAATTCATATACCTACATTAAAGCAATTGCTGAAGAGTTACGCGGACTTGCAGTCGAGTTTAACGTTCCGATCTTCTCTGCAACGCAAACGACTCGTTCTGGTTATACTAGCTCAGATCCTGGGCTTGAAGATACGTCCGAGTCTTTTGGATTACCCGCTACCGCAGACCTAATGTTTGCTCTTATATCATCTGAAGAGCTAGAACAGCAGGGGCAGATTATGGTTAAGCAGCTAAAGAATAGATATAACGATCCTGGTAAGTATAAACGTTTTGTGTTGGGCGTAGATAGATCCAAGATGAGATTGTTTGATGCAGATAACCCTGAAGAAGGAGTTGTTGATGATAGACCAGCTTTTGATAAATCTAATGTAGCAGAACGATTTAAAGATTTTAAAATGGAGTGAAAATTTAATGTGGTTTAAACAATGTGAGGTACAATGAAGGGTATAACAAATAGTAAGAAGACGTCAATCGGTAAACGTAATATCAAGAAGTCATCTATGAATAAATCAAAGAAGCGTGGCTATAAGAAGAATCGAGGTCAAGGTTAATGCATGCAAAGCTCATTTCCTATAGTCAACCCAGTTTTCGAATCCACGCTGGCGAACTTGCATCAACGGGGCTTGATAATATCCAAGACCTCATCGCGTACGCAGCGCGTGTCTCCAATCCAGCCAACCAGGCTAACACCAAGACAACACCAAAGCTACTTGATTACCTCATCAAACACAAGCACTGGTCACCATTCGAGATGGCAAGCGCCTGTATCGAAATCGAAACAACTAGAGACATTGCAAGACAACTTCTCCGCCACCGATCATTCTCCTTCCAAGAGTTTTCTCAGCGGTATGCTGACATACGCGATCTTAACGATGATTTTATAATACGTGAAGCTCGTCTTCAAGATCCTAAGAATCGTCAGAATAGTATTGCAAATCAAGATCCCGCTCTAGAAATTGCGTGGGCAAATAAGCAATTAGCTATTATTGAAATGGTAAAGATAGCATATAGTTGGGCAATTGAAAATGGAATTGCTAAAGAACAAGCTCGAGCTATTTTACCAGAAGGAAACACCGTTTCTCGATTATATGTGAATGGTACTATTAGATCATGGATTCATTACATCGAACTACGTTCTTCAAACGGAACTCAACAAGAACATATGGATTTAGCAATAGCAGTTGCAGAGGCTATAAGTAAAATTTATCCCAGCGTTAACAATTTTATTAAGGAGTAAAAATATGTCCTCAGAAACCCGTCAAAGAAAGATTTCGACCTACTATTCAGATTTTGGACAGGGGTATGCAGAAGTCTGGATGGATTTTAAAGAAGAAGTTGCCTTTATTAAATATTTTGACGATAATAGTAATAAGTTCTTTGAAGAAGATTTTCCTAATAAAGCTATTGGGTATGTTGAGGATGCGGCAGAGAACTGGGCTCTTGGTATTAAAAAATTAGAAGGAAATATGCAACTTGGCTTACTATAGTACTAAAACGTATGGTCACAATATTGGTCTGAGCGCTTGCTTTCGCCAGCCTCACGCTGATCATTCCCACTGTAGATTTTTACATGGGTACAGCTTGCAATTTAAATTTACGTTTAGTTGTAATGAACTTGATAATAAAAATTGGGTAGTAGACTTTGGTGGTCTTAAACCTCTTAAGAAATGGTTAGAAGATAACTTTGACCATAAAGTAGTGCTCGATAGTAAAGACTGGGCACTCGATAACTTCCGTGCGCTAGAAGATGCTGGACTAGCTGAACTAAATATCATGGACGGAGTCGGTGTAGAGAAGTTTGCGGAGCATGCTTGGAATAAAGCTCAATGGATCGTGGATGAAATGACAGATGGTCGATGCTGGGTGGTGAGTGTGGAATGCGCAGAACATGGAGCTAATAGTGCAATCTATCAACCATAAATCTTGGACTATACCTGTAGTAGATGCAGGAGATGGGGAGCTCGGATTTGAGCTTCCTGATAACGTTATGGACCAGTTGAACTTATCTATAGGTGATACTATAATATGGGAAGAAACAGCAAACGGCTGGTCGTTGAGGAAAAAAGATAATGACGGATAAAAAATATACCTATAGTGAAATCTTTCATTCTATTCAAGGTGAAGGACATTACACAGGCGTACCTACAGCATGGATTAGATTCTTTCTATGTAACTTACAATGTGATGGGTTTGGGCAGATCCATCCTACCAAGCCAGAGACCTACGAATTACCCTATGCAGACTTTGATGCTCATTCTGTAAATCGAGTAGAAGATCTACCTGTATGGTCTAAAGGATGTGACTCATCATATACTTGGTCGAAGAAGTTTAAGCATCTTATGGGTCAAGAGACAGGTGCAGTACTAGCTCAGAAGCTAGTTGATATCATGAAGAATGATTATAACCCTGAGGGGTTCTTCCGCCATCCTGTGTCTGGTCATCATAACCATTTGTGCATTACTGGTGGCGAGCCTTTGATGCGCCATGCCCAGAATGCCTTCTTGGATATCTATGAAGCTCTGTCGATTATGCCTGGTGGAAAGATCTCAGAGACGTCTTATATGGCGTCAGAGAACCTACCTTCGTCGGTTACATGGGAGACTAATGGTACTCAGGTACTGTCAGACGACTTCCTTAAATTAGTAGACTCTCCACTTATGAAGCCAGAAGCATTCTTCTCAGTTAGTCCTAAGCTGTGGTCTGTTGCTGGTGAGAAGCGTGAAAAAGCTATCAAGCCAGAAGTTGTTAAGCAGTATCATGATGTCTCTTCTAAGGGTCAATTGAAGTTTGTTGTAGGCCATCGTAAAGAGCAGTGGGAAGAACTTGATGAAGTTGTATCAATGTTCCGTGAAGCTGGTGTTAAGTATCCTGTGTGGATTATGCCTGTGGGTGCTCGCGAAGAAGAGCAGAAGCTAGATGCTGGTGCTGTAGCTAAGATGGCTTTTGAGCGTGGCTATAACGTAGCTGGTCGTATGCATGTTTATTTGTTTGGAAACGCTATTGGTACATAACAGTTGCACTTACTATAAAAAGAGATTATAATAAGTTATATATTATGAGGACTTCAAATGAGTAAATGGCATTATCAGTTAATGAAACGAAACTTTGACGGTGAAGATAACTATGCTGTTCATGAATATTACAAATTAGATGGTGAATTTAGTTGGACAAACGATCCAGTCACAATAGATGGTGAGAGTGTTGAAGATGTTAAAGCAATGTTGCAAATGATACTTGATGACATTGACAAGCATGGGGTGAAAGAGTTTGAGTAAGATACAAGCTAAGATCACTGGGTATATGGACCAGATTCAATCTGTCATGGAAAGCAACACCCATCTCGAAGAGGACTCTGAGATTCATAGTCTGATGACCGGCGTTTCAATTTACTTTGCACATATGGATGATGAAGATAGGGACTACTATCAAGCTGTTCAATATGCCTTAGAAGAAAAAAAAGGTTGGAAGTAATGAATGAATACACAATTGCTAATTCATGTTGATCTTTTAGCTAAAATAAAGTATAATAAGATAAGAAAATACTGCAGTGATAAAAAGGAATATAAATGAAGATCTCTGATATTATTAAAGATAGAATCGATGCAGCTGGGATTCGCTACTGGGCAGGAGATAATATCTCTTCAGTATTAGAAGAAGGAGATACAGACCTCCTTATTGACGAAGCAGCTGAGAAGTTCGAAGCTGTATTGGATAGTCTTATTATTGATCGTCGCAATGATCCTAACTCTATGGATACAGGTCGCCGTCTAGCTAAGATGTATATCAATGAGATTATGTCTGGTCGTTACAATCCTGCTCCTAAAGCTACTGCTTTTCCTAACGATGGTGAAGATGGCTATACAGGAATGATCGTTATACGTTCTGAGTTACGATCAGTATGTTCTCATCATCATCAACCGGTAGCAGGGGTAGCCTATATTGGTATTATTCCTGGAAAGAAAGTAATAGGACTATCTAAGTATACTCGTATTGCTCAGTGGTGTGCCCGCAGAGGTACTCTACAAGAAGAACTAGCTAATGATATCTGTAAAGAGATTCAGAAAGCTACAGAGTCAGAAAATGTAGGTGTATATATTCAAGCTACTCATGGCTGCTGTGAGAACCGAGGTATTATGGCTCATAGTTCTCTCACTCAAACAACCGTTCTTAAAGGTCATTTCTTAGATGATAGTATGACTACTAAGACAGAGTTCTTTGATAATATTAAATTGCAACAACAGTTTGCTCCTTAAACAAAAAAAAAGG